GGTCGGTATCACCAAGAGCAGCCTGTTACATGCTGGTTTGACCGATGGAGCTGTAAAATACACGAAACGTGCGATGATTATCCAGTCGCACCTAATAAAGACTACCAGAAAGGGTTAAAACTGCCTTAGAACGTCTATAAAGCCGCTTTTTGCGGCTTTTTTATGCCTTTGTGGTGGTATCCTTTCCAAGTAGTACATTTGAAAGAAGCTGCTACTTATTTGAACGGTTTGAACAGTCGGAAAAATTGAAAGGGTTTACACTTGGGTTTACAAGTTGGGTTTACATTTTCTCTGTTGCAAAAACGAGACGTTTCGATAGGGTTTACACTTGGGTTTACATTTTTGGATTATTTTTTTTTGATTTGTCTATATGTGTAATATTAGTATGTGGTTGTTTTGTTTGTTTTTAAATTATTTCAGGGGGTAAATAATACATTAATAATTATTATTTACTCCCCTATATTTTAATTCATTGCTCTAAAAATCAATGTTTTACTATTTTTTTGCCCACTTTACCCCATATAACGCATTTTACCCGGCACCTGCAAGTTTTGAACTCTCCGCACCTGAAACACGCCCCAAATTGTCCTGTTTAAGTTGCACGATTGTTTGCTTAAGTACACCTATTTCCTCTGCCATCTCTCGGATAGTGGCATCTTTATCTGCTATAATTGCTAATAATTTGTCTTCTATTCCCGTACTTTCTTTTTGTGGCAGGGTAGTTTTATTATTAAAAGTGGCAGTTTGTATATTAATCATCTCTCCCCTACCAGTCAAAAGCCATTCTGATGATATATTTTCGCATTTTGCAAAAAGAAGATCGTAATCAAGTGTATCCCGCGACAGCCACGAGCTTATAGTTGAGGGAGCAACCCCTATTAACTTTGCAAAAACAGAGGGCTTCCCGTCACTGTAATGCTTTATAATAGCCTCTAATCTTTCTTTTTTATTCATTGTTTTTATGTTTTGCGAAATAATTTCGCGAATTGTTTTGCAATTTGCGAAAGATAATTTATATTTGCCACGTGTTCAAAGTGTGAACACCGCCCCAAAGCTACAAAAAAGGCTTGAGGTGACAATGAGAAATATAAAAAGAAGAAAATGGAAGCAAAATTTAAAAAGGGACAAAGTGTAAGAATCACCAAGAGAAACGGTGAAGTTATTGATGGCGTAATCCGCGACTGGGACTATAACATTTGTACTTTCGGTCGTGAATATGATGTCGATTATATGAAAGATGGCCAGGTTTGGACTGTGATATGTGTTCCGGAGGATGCAATACAAGAACTCCGATAGATTTTCCGGGCGGTTAGTTCAGTTGGTAGAACACACCAAACTCCTGCAAGGGAGAGGTCATGGTCCGCGGTTCGAATCCGCGACCGCCCGCTATAATAATTTAATATCAGTGAATTATGAAAGAGCGAATAGTCGTAGAATACAGTGAGGTGGGTAAAATAGCCGGTTTGTTGGGATGTTCCCGGGAAATGGTCTCCCATTCCCTTGCGTTCCGCAAGAACAGTAAGTTGGCCCGTTCCATCCGTAAGCTCGCCATCGAGCGTGGTGGAACCAAGGTAGGTGATAATTCTCAAAAGAAGGACAGCGATGAAAAGTGAGTTGATGTCATTATTCGGTGATCAGCTGTGCTGGTTTATTCGTCTGGAACGAAAACAGCGTTTTTGCGTGCTTTACTTCTGTCTGAGTTTTGGGGCTCTACTCTCTGTCTTTTTCATTCATCCACTACCGGAGCTTCTTGTAGTGTTGAACTTTGGAAATTCCGTGCGGTTGCTGAAGAAGCATGTTCCGTTGAGTGATTTGGAGGACTGATAATAACATTTGGAAGATGGAATATGTTGATAATACATTATGTATAACCTGTGAGGAGCTTACTTCCGGAGATGATCCGGTGATAAAGTATATCACTTTGTACCAAAATGTCCGTCGTGGCAACATTGAGAGTATCAACCGTGGTGGTGGCGAGGGCAACGTAGCCCTGTATTCTTATTCCTCTCTTCCCGAGAAATACAAGAAACGTTGGGTTGAGCGTCATGGCGAGCCCGAACAGCAAATGAGACAGGAAATGATTCGTAACATAGTGAAGAAAGACGAGAAGGCCGAGCGCTTTTTTGAGGAGTACCGCTACGACAAGAACGGTGAGATGGTCGCTCTTCCCGAGGATGTGAAGAAGGAATACACCTGGAATGCCTCGGTACTGAACGCGCTGATGGAAGAGTTCAAACGCTTGAGTTCATCCAATAACAAGTTGACCGGTTTCCGCCGTAACCTTTGGGAGCTTCTGCTTGTCACGAGTGAGGAATGGCGTCCGGTGTACGGGCACAGCCTTCCGGGCAGTGTGGGGCGTTTGAAAGCCCTGATAAACAAGTTCCGTCCCGACAACTACGGTGTGCTTGTGAGCGGTAAATACGGCAACAGCAACACGCTGAAGATCGAGGAGGATGGCGGGCGTTACCTTGTTGCATTGAAACGCAGCCGCGTTCCGGTTTATACTGACATGGAGATTTTCGAGGAATACAACCGTGTCGCTCCGGAACGTGGCTGGAAGCCCCTGAAGAGTCCCCGCAGTCTCCGCGAATGGTTCAACAGCCCGCGTGTCGAACCTCTGTGGTACGATGCCGTTTATGGGGAAATGAAGGCACACCAGCGTTATGACCGCAAGCACCGGACCATCCTTCCGAGCCGTCGTGACAGCCTCTGGTATGGCGACGGCACGAAGCTGAACCTCTACTATCGTGACGAGAACGGAAACAAGTGCACTACAAGCGTGTACGAAGTGGTGGATGCCTATAGTGAAGTCCTGCTCGGTTATTGCATCAGCGACAACGAGGACTATATCGCCCAGTACCATGCTTTCCGCATGGCTATCCAAACGAGCGGGCACAAACCCTACGAGATCGTGTGCGACAACCAGGGCGGCCATAAGAAGAATGCGGCGCTGGGCCTTTTTTCGAAGATCAGCCGTATCCACCGCCCGACAGCTCCGTATAATGGCGAATCTAAGACGATCGAGAACATTTTCTACCGCTTCCAGAGCCAGGTATTGAAGAAACGTTTCGGTTTCACCGGGCAGAATATTACGGCAAAGAGAGAGACAAGCCGTCCGAATTTGGAATTCATCAACGTGAACATCGATTCCCTTCCCACATTGGAGGAACTGAAGGAACAGTATGCCGCCGACCGTGAGCAGTGGAACTCAATGAAGCACCCGGCCACTGGCATCCCCCGTATTGAGATGTACAATACCAGCGTGAACGAGGCCACCGATCCGGTCAGCGTTCCTGATATGGTGGAGATGTTCTGGTACACGACCGATAAACCGTCGCTGTTCACCGCCAGCGGTATCGAGATCACGGTACAGGGAAAGAAATACCCTTACGAGGTTTTCTCCGCTCCCGGTGAGCCTGATCTGGAATGGCGCCGGCGTAACACCTACAGGAAGTTCTATGTCCAGTACGATCCTTATGACATGAGCAGCGTGCGTCTGCTGTACAAGGATAAGGGCGGAGCGATGCGTTTCGAGTGTGTGGCCTCGTTCCCGCTGATGATCCACCGTGCCCAGCAGGAGCAGACGGAAGCCGAAAAACGTTTCATCCGCACCCAGCAGGAGGCCGTCGTCAATGAACGTATAAACCGTCAGGTCGTCGCCAAAGATATCGAGTATGAGCATGGTGTCGCACCGGAACAGAACGGTTTGCGTACTCCTGACCTGAAAGGTCTCGGAAAGGAGGCGCAACGCCAGATTGACCGTCGCACGAGAAAATACAGCCAGCCGGCCCGTCCTTCCATAGGCCGTGACATGAAAGTCATCAGCAACGTGACATGGGACAGTTTTGAGAAGAAGGAAGTGAGCATCCGCAAGGTGGTCGGGAAATTATAAGGGACAGATTTATAATAAGATAAAAAAATATTGATTATGGAAATTACAATGAAAGAGAAGAATGCCATCAGTGAGAGCCTTCGGGCTTACGTGGCGAAGTATCCGAGCCAGACGAAGGCTGCGGGTAGTCTGAAGGGAGTCAGTGTGGGTACTGTGAGCAATATCCTGAACGGGCGTTATGAGAATATCAGTGACGAGATGTTCCGTAATGTCGCCTCGCAGGTCGGTGGTGTAAGCGCTACCGGTTGGCAGATCGTGGAGACCGGCGCTTACCAGGAGATCACGGCTGTGCTCTCCGATGCGCAGCGCTGGCGCAATGTCACATGGGTGACCGGTGAGGCCGGTTGTGGCAAGAGTACCACCGCCCGTGTTTACCTTCATGAGCATAAGGAGGTTTTCTATATTCTCTGCTCCGAGGACATGAAGAAAGGTGACTTTGTCCGCGAGATCGCCCGCATGGTCGGGATCCGGACTGAAGGGTATAATATCCGTGAGGTGTGGGGACTTATTTTGGATGATATCATCCAGATGGACGCGCCCCTGCTGGTATTTGATGAGGCGGACAAGCTGACCGAACCGGTGTTCCACTACTTTATCAGCCTGTACAACAAGCTGGAGGAGAAATGCGGTGTCGTGTTTTTGAGTACCGATTATATTGCCAAACGCATCAGCAACGGTCTGCGGTACCAGAAGCCCGGCTACAAGGAGTTCTACAGCCGTATCGGACGGAAATTTTATGAGCTGGAGCCTACGGACGTGAACGACGTGTTTGCGATCTGTTCCGCCAACGGTGTGACTGACAAGAAAGATATCGACAGCGTGATAAAGGAGGCTTCGACTTGTGACTTTGATTTGCGGCGTGTGAGGAAGTCCA